GAAATAAAAAATGGATTGTCTGTTAGTGCCGTGTTAGTTAAGGTTGGATAAAAACGTATTGACGAACCAGAACCAGTTACACGGAATCTAGTTTTATACCAGAGACGAACATACTTACTTCCAACAGCAGTTGCGGTGATAACACCACTGACCTGAAATGAGCTGGCAGAACCACCCATAGATGCGCCACCAGTGCTGTTTACAGATGTGCCCGCATAGAAAACCCAATCTGAACGCATAGTTAGAGTAGGGGAACCCGATACGGTTTGATAGCCCATGCTAAAACTTCCCGTTACCGTAGTGCTTGTGTTATAAGTCTGTCCAATAACGCCCTCAAACTCTGCCTCCCATAACCCAGCGTCTAAAACAACGCCCATGGTTCCAGTAAATAAACTTTGAGCACCAACGGCTCCAGTGAAATCAAAAACTCTATCAGTGGTTAAGACATATTCTTGACCTGTAGGTTTAGCGGTTACTGGAGACCAACCCAATACAGCTGATGATGATGTGCCAGAGTTGGTTATAGGTGCAGTAACAGATATAACGCCAGAGGTTCCATTAGTTCCATTAGTTCCGTTAGTTCCGTTTGTTCCATTAGATCCAGTTGCTCCAGCAGGGATTCCAAAGTTGAATACAGCTGCACTGGATGTTCCAGAGTTCGTTATTGTCGGTGTTGCCCCAGCGGATAGACCAGTGACAGTTCCGACAGCGATTGTAGCTGCAGATCCATTAGTTCCATTAGTTCCATTTGTGCCATTAGTTCCAGCTGCGCCTGTAGCACCTGTTGCCCCTGTAGGACCTGTAGGACCTGTAGCACCCTGTGGACCTGTAGCACCTGTTAGACCTTGTGGCCCTTGAGGCCCTGTTGGACCTGTGTTCCCGACAGCAACCAAGATAAGTATAACTGGATGACTGTTAGCGAAGTTTGTTGTTCCAGTTCCAGCCGAAGTAATCAGGGTTACTGGATAGTTGTCCCAAGTTGAGTTATAAGTTGGACTGCCTGTAACTTCCCATTTTTGGTAATTAGCAGAATTGTTTTTGTCCTGGATGATTAGATAGTCACCTTGGTTGATTAGATCTAGGAATACGCTGTCATCCTGACCATCTGAATCAATATGACTGACTCGCAAAGCTGTAGAACTAATTTGAGTTGAGTTATTCCAACCCAATTGGTTACTCGTAGGGTCACCAGACGTAGTGTTAGTTCTAGTCGAATAATGGTAATGCGTAGCCGAACCGCCAGAGGCACCAGTAGCACCAGTGTCACCCTTTACACCCTGAGGTCCCTGCGGACCTGTAGCACCAGTAGCACCAGTAGCACCAGTCGCACCAGTAGTTCCAGCAACGCCCTGAATACCCTGCGGACCAGTAGCACCAGTAGCACCATTAGATCCATTTGCACCAGTAGCACCCGTCAAACCTTGAGGACCTTGGTCACCCCTGGCAAAATAGACTCTCGCATAAATGGAATCAGGGACAACTACCTTGACTGATGGAGGACTAGCAACTACAACATTTACAATCATTTGACTATTTCTGGAGTGACTTCCACTTGACCACGAGCCAAGGTCATCACCTTAGATGTGGATGTTTGAGTAAGTTCAAGAGCCCAGACATAATCGGTCTTAGTAAGAGTCGCAGTCTGAGCAGGTGTGAACGAAAAGGATACAGAGTTAGTTGCAGTGTTCACAGTAGGAACAATGTCAATTAGAGCTGTAGTTGATGCGTTTTCTTTGACCTGTAACTTGGCAGTCCACCCAGTTAAAGAAATTGCAACACCATCGCTGTCAGTAGGGTAAAACGAGCAATCCCCAGAGACACTAGGAAACGTGGAGCCAGCAATAACATACAAATCAAACTGGCCATCAGTAATGGTGAAAGTCTCACTCAACGTCTGTAACCTCTACAACAGGCTGAACAACATCTGCGAGATCTACAATAGGTTCCTCAACAGCTGCAACATCGTTAGACGGGAATACAGGTTCATCAAGAATCTCAACGTTGATCCAGGTGGTAACTTTTGGTGCTAATACAGGCTCTTTTGCCATTTGCTTATTCCTTTGTTAGTTTATCGAACTCGGCTTTTAGTTTTACATGTTCTTTATGGAGACTCAAATACTTGTCACGCCATAAATCTAAATCTACTTTTAAAGCGTCAATCTCTGCTTTTAGTTTATCTAACTGCTCAAACATTTCTGCTCTTAGACGCTCCTCAACGCTGATGGACTGCCCTCTACGAGTAGATAAGTATTTCAGTAGGGTTGATAATCCCGTGCCTCCCAGTAGCCCTGAGACAATAAGCAACCAATTCTTATCGTCCATTAAATGCCCTTCCAGAGTCCAAGGTTCATCTCCCAGTGATCTGCGGTGATATTATGGCCGATTCGTGTAATCAGGTAAAGTTCCTGGAGTGTTGTATAACCTGTAGCTGCAAACTCAATCTGAATGTTTTGACAAATGTCCACGTTAGCCACAGCACTTATTTGACCATCTCTGCGAATAGCTGGTACGCTAACAGACTTTATAGACTTAGGGGAAGCAGCGTCCGAAACAGTGGAAGCCCAAGCACCTAATCCCGAAATGCCTGTGTTGTCAAACTCGACAACAAAATCCCCAGCTTGTGGACCATAAGACGTCACTGATGAACTATTAGTTGATACTACTGAGACGCCTGTAAGTTCTCTGGTAACTTTTACTTTATTTACGATTGAGTCCGAGTCGTAACTTAGATCTATAGCATCCATGCAGACGTGCGCGGAACTGTTTGAATGAACGTTGCTAATCGTTAGACTACCACTAGACCATGCCTCACCTTGCAGAGAGTTTATGTCTGTTCTAGTCGCATACTGGAGGATACTTGAAAAACGGTTAGACCAACACCATCCTAATTCAGCATCTAAAAATTGGTTTAAAAGTTCACCTGCAATGATGTCATCCCAGCCATTATCTGACTGAGTAGTTGCAGAACCACCAGAAAGATACTGCGAAATTGACACCCTAGAGTCGATAGCATTTACGGCAGTACTAAGGTTAGCCATACAGTTTTTAAAACTTTTCTGAGTAGTAGTGCCAGTAACTACATAATTTGTCAATCTTGTATTTAATAAAACTTTCATCAAATCATTAGCAGTTATTGTGATATCTAATTTTCTTGTTTGCGTCACATAATTCATAGAGACATTTTGTATGATGCCATTGAAAATAGTTACCCAGTTAGGTGAATCATAATACTGAATCCTAAAGTTTTGATTACTTTTGTAAAGTGGATATGAAAGCAAATCAGTTAACTCGCTTTTAGAAAGCCTTACCGTAGCAGTACTAACGTCAGGTCTAGCAAAGACACCGCTTTCTACAACGATACCCCTATCTATATCCACTTCGTAAACGAAACTTTGTATAGAGTTCCAAGTGCCAGAAGGGTATTCGTATTGGACTCTAAGGTCCGTCTTTATGTCGAAAACCATTAGTTGACCAAATACTTTCGACCTGTTTTCTTTTCATAAATACGGATTTCTTTGATAATGTCCGAAGCTGTAATAACTGCCTTGTTGATGTTAATTTCATAAGTAGCATTACCTGCAAGAGAGGCTTGAGCCTGAGCACCAACACCAACATTGTAAAGATTTTCTTGAAGCCCCAGGAATGTTCCAAGTTTAGATCCAGAGGCTAATAGTCCCTTAGCAACAATGTTTCCTTGAGCGGGCCCCATAGCAATAAGCTCATTTATAGTATTTTCCTTAACACCCTTGTTTCTAAGTTTCTTTAGGTTTTCGGCAAATCCTTTAGCAGCATTAGCGATCCGTCTCATTTTGGCTATAACTATGTCAATGTTAAACACAGAGTTTTCATCTTTACCAAAAGTTCCAAACGCTAAACCAATGGTGTCCCTAAACTTTTCGGCAGTGGATTTCATTTTGCTAATTTCGTTATCAAGAGCACGTCTAATTTCCTTACCCATATCCTCAACCTTTTTAGCAGCAACCGATTTTTTATTTTTATCCGCCAAATATGCTTCATTCAAAGCACCAAGATAAGTCCCATAAGTTTCATAACCTAGAACTAACCAAGCATCAGAGTCTTCTGGAATTGGATTTAAAAATCCATTTTTGTTAGGATCTAGATAATCCCATTCAGGTCCTAAAGGTGCACCGTCCACATAGGTTTGCTGAGCATCAGCTGCGCCCATCCAACTTTCCGCTAACACACCAACAGCAACAGCAACAGCACCTATACCAGTTGAAAGTAGAGCAACTTTTAAAAGTTTTGTTTGAGCCGTTGCAAGCGAAGTTACAAAAGTATAAACCCTGACTGCACCAGCGACTGCACCCCAAGCAAGTTTGACAAAGATTATGGCAGCTAAAACTGCTTTAATGACAACAATGTTGTCAAGTAAAAACTTGGTGGTGTCAACAATAATAGATCCAATAACTTTAAATAAATCTGCAATTTGTTGCAAATTGGATTGACCTTGAGGACTTGCTAAATAGGTTGAAAACTGTTCAATTGCTGGCAGTAAAGTTACTCCAATAGTTTCCTGTAAATCTTGAAAGATAATACCTAAACGCTTATATGGGTCATTCTTAGCTGCAGTAGCGGAAGCATTTGCAAACTTTTCATCAAGCCTTGCCATAACGTCACCAGTAAGAGAGATACCTGGCACCAGTTTCTTTAGAGCTGTGGTTTGTCCTGTAAAGGCCTTGCTCAATGCTGAGGTTACAGTTCCTAAATCTTTTCCAGTTCCAGCACTAACATTCAGAGCAGTATCCAAAAGTTTCTGACCAGCACTCAGAGATCCAGTTGCTAAAACAGTTTTGGCAAGAGCAGGTCTAAGTTCATCATCCAACACCGAAGCTGAAAGTTGAGTTTTCTTAATGTAGGCTTCCGCCGAAGCAATTGTGCCATCAGTAGCCTTGACAGTGTTTCTTAAAGAGTTTGCCAGGAGAGCTTGACTCTTAATATCCTCAGATGCAGCTTTAGCCGAGTCACGCATAAATCCAGCAAGTTTAGCAAAACCTAAACCAAGTCCAACTGCTCCAAGAGTCTTAGACATCTGACCATTTAAAGTCTGAGTTGCTTTAGTTAGTTTCTTGAAATCGTTGACTACAACAGCAGTAGTTTTAGAGAGTTTGTTATTGCCAATAAAGTTGACGACTAAGTTCTGTGCCATTACTGTTTCTCTTTCAACTGGTCTGTAATTACTCTAAACTCTCGCAACGTCATGGACTTAGCCTCAGTGAGACTCAATCCTGCATGGACTACCATGAACGCTACTCTTTCTGCCGAGGACTCGGCAATTACTCTTTTGGGTCGTCAGCACCTAAAAACAAAGCTTGAGCCTCTTTCATAGGAATCTTGCCAGCCTGTTCAATGGTGTAACTAGGGTCTTGACGTTTCTTGATAATAAAGATGATGGCCTTTAGAGCTTTACCTTTAGCCTGACCTGCGTCCATAAGTTGATCTATGGATGTTCCTGTCAAAAGTTCAATGGTTTCAACTTCATCAAGAGTTAGTGTTTCGAAATCAAATTGCGCTGTGGTTGTCATTTATTTACTTCCTGGTAGTTTGTCGATTGCATCTTGCATGAGTTTCTCATAGTTTCGAGTAATCTCCTCTTTAGTGTAGCCCAAAGCATCATGAAAGAATGGTTGCGGTTTGATGCCTCTATAAGTGCCTGGCTTAAGTGTTCCCCTGTGAGCATGAGATACAACAGCCCATCCCCAGTGAATAGGGTTGGCATAAGGTGCACGTTTACCACCAGCCTGAACACTGGCTCCGTATTGAGTCCTCTTAGGTCTCGCAGTCGAAGCCAGTATTCCAGTCCTGACAGGTATCAAAGGTTTAGCAGCTTGAATAAGGATCAACGCAGCTTGATAGCCAGGTTCAGTTAAAACCTCTTTACTAGCACCAAGTTCACGCATAGCCTTAATAGTGAGCCCTAAGCCCTCTACTGATACCATCTCACCTTTTGCAAGGTTAGACATTTTGGTTAGGCAGCAGTCTTTAGTGTTAGACCATAGTAAACAGGTGGAGTTGAGCTTGGTGAGTGAACAGCATTCAGAACAGTCAAACTGACAGAGAACTTCACTACGTCACCGCTGTTTAGGCTTAGTGGAGGCAACTGGTCAAATACGACTGAGCCTGTGTAGTGAGGTTGAGTTGAGCTTGCAGTAACATTTCCATGAGGTGCCACAGTGAATGCAACAGTGGTTCCGTAGTTGGCCCAAAGCAGACGGTAAAGGGAAGCTACGTCGCCTGAGGTTACACCATCAAGTTGCAATTTCCATTCTCCGCCAGGACGAACTTCACAGAATGTCTGAACATCACCAGAGGCATCGCCAAGAGTAAGTTCGACTAGGTTGGCATCACATGAGTAATCGGTTGAACCAATTTTGAATGCGATGTTTGTTGCTTTAATACGGGTTGATGTTGCCATCGGGTTCTCCTTTTAGAGTGTTATGGATAGGTCAAGGTTTAGATCAGAGGCCAGATACTCAGCACTGTTAACTGCCAAACGATAGGCAGGATTAACAGATTTTAGAACAGCGTAACCAAGGTCGCCGATAGCGGAAACCGTTTGAGCAATAAGAGCATCAAGAGCCTCAGTGGCCTCCTCATTAGTTGCAGTCATAGCAACCAAAGTTAGAGTCAAACCAAGTCGATACTCAGAACCTACAGTTTCAGGTGTCAGGTAAGGTGAACCCCCAGAGATAATAACGATAGGTGGAACTACACGCTCAGGAACATAGTCCAAAACTTCCAACCCTGCATTTTGCAGAGCCAGTTGTAATTCCGCTTTAGATACGGTTATCTCGTTGGTCACAGTCCAGGTCCCGTGAACGGTAGGAGCATCTCTCTAGCTGCATTCATAGGGTCTTTAGCGATTCTCACCACTGAGCCTAAGTCTGCAAATTGAGCGACACCATTTGGAGCGGAGCGACGGTGGAACAGTTCTGATGCACACGATAAAATCGCACTATCCAGAACGTCAGTAGGAACTCTAGAGGAACCAACAAACTTAGCGACCATCTGATTAGCCGAAGCCAAACAAGAGTCAACAAAGTCTGAGACTTCCTTAGTCCCAACATACGCTCTAAACTGCACCACCGTCACTGCCATGAGCTATTAGGCTCCAGTGTTGATTTTGACGATTGCACCCTCGAATGGAACAGCGATAGCTGCGTATCCATAGACAGAGTAGAAATCAGACAAGGTAGTTGCATCAGTTGTTGATAGACGTGCAGGGTTTCCAGCAGACTCGTATGTGGTCAAAGCCAATGAGTTAGCAACATAGGAAACCTTGTCAGAGATGGCAGGGTCAACAATGATTGGCAAACCAAAGATTGAACCACGAAGTCCAGGAATGTTTGCAGATCCAATGTTGTTTACACCAGCACCATCCATTAGAACTACTGGG